AACCCACAAAACTACAAACGAAGTATAACAACTCGACGCAGTTGCTACGTCTGCCATATCCATAAGAGCATAGATTCGATAATGATTCTGGTTGCCTTTTTTATCTTGTTGTGGTGGTTGGTTGCCCTGCCAGAAAACATTAAGCTCAGGCGGGAACCCTCTATCGGCAGGATTGTACGGACGACATTCCATCTGTGTGAAATACATGAAGTCACCCATCGCCTGCCTTGCCTGTGCAAGATACTCTTCTGTCATCACGGAGGGCCAGAGAAGATCGCCGTCATCTTTATGTGCTGCCATTTGTAAGAAATTGAATCCGTGTGGACTCTCTTCTGTTTTGAGATGGTTAGACATAATGTGTTCGGCAAAATCCTTCGGCCCCCAACGATTAACGATGAACTGCACTTCCGTTTTCTTTCCCTTGCGATTTACTGACAATCCTTGCGCGGTAATCTTATACCAGCCGATTGCCTTTTCCACTTCCTCTGGACGGAGAATAATCATGCCGCCCTCTTTCATATCATCTTTCTTAGCGGCTACTACATCGTCACCTAATATTAAATCAAAATGCAATGAAGCTAAATCCGTATTGACACCAGCGGCCATGATAGTTGGTTCTCTATAAACCCTGTCACGATTGACCTCTATCGACGATTTACTCCACGCAACTTTGTGCGTATTCTTAGGAATGATATCTGGAACCATTCTTCGTAGCTTTTGATTTCTCTCGAAGTGGTCCTTAATCTCACCCAATGTTTTCTGGGCATTGTCCTCTGTGTTCTGGACTATAAGTATCCGTATATTAGGATTCTTAATAACTCGCTGTATAGCGTAGGCTACCGTTCCAAAGCAGGTCTTGTATATCCCGCGTGTACCAACGAGAAGTTTTCTGTCTCCACCGTTCTGTATAAAATTACACAATCTTAGATGTGGTTCTGGTTCTGCATCTTCGTACCCAAGGATATGCTTACCGAAATAATATAATGACTTCTCACTATTGATAAGGTCTATCTGTCGATGTGCTTCAGTGTAGTTATCAGGGATAGCGTGAATCATTCTGTTTGCGCCTCCGCTGCCTTTATCTCTTCCAAGACTTTAGCTTGGTCGCCTTCCGGTACAACATCAACAACCTTAGCTTCGACCAGTACCCTTTGCTTGTCTACGGTATGTAATAGCTCCTTGAAGATATTTGCGTATTGCTGTGGCCATAGTTTCATTAAGTGATTCTGTCCGCGTAGTTGAATTGCCGGGTCGTTAGACATTATCCAGCCGACAGCGTTCATTACGATTTTGTTTCTTACTATATCTTTATCAGGATTCTTTTTTAACTGGGCAAGTTCTTTAAGAAGAGGCATGAAAAACTCAATTGCCTTCAGTGGAACTTCTGCCTTCACAGCTATAGCCCTTGCCTTTGAACCGTTATAAGCCAAAGCCAATATCGTTTCGTGCAAGTCTTCTTCTGGTTGTGTCTTTTTCTTTGCCATATTACTCTGCAAAATAACTATGTGGTCCGTATAAAATGTTTATTCTTTAGGTGCTAAGACTTTAATGTTTGATATTTCCCCGTAACCGTCTACTGTAGCACCTGTGTCGTCAGTTTCTAAGGATACCTCGATATATAACAGAGTGCCCGGTTCAAGCTCATCACCAGTCGCATTACCATCAATCGTAAAGTCATGGTCTGCAAAGGCTACTACCGCCTTAATATCCATTGGTGTTGTGGTACATATATCAGTAGCATCCAAACCTGCATCAACTACTCGTTTAACTACTACATCAAGCAATGATTCAGCGTTTCGAGCAACATGAACCTGAGCACGTATCCGTATTGTGAGGTCAAGCTGTGTTCGATAATTTGGTGGGACTCTGTAATAAAACGCTAAAGTTTCAGTCGCACTTGCTGTTGCTCCACCATTTGTAGTTGTGCCTACAATCGTACTACCAGCCGCAGCAGCCAGGCCGAGAGTTGTTTCATCAGGGGTGTCGGGTAGGGTGGTTTTCATTGCTGCAACCTGCATAGCTTTATTTAATGGAATGACCTCTGACGATAAACCATAAATACTAACCGTACCATCAATCATCCTCATGCCTTCCAAGGTAACGTCTTTCCCGGTTGTATCATCTACTATATCAGCAGAAGCAGTAGAACCTAACGCATAAGCCACATCACGCACAACAGTACCTTTTAAGTCTCCACTACCAGGGCCACGGAACCACATAGGATTCACTGCGTGCCCAGTGATATAACCGTTTGTAATCTTGTTATCATGGCCAGAAGCGTTAGTCATTTTCACTACCATACCATAACCAGACACTTCATCGGCTCCCCCGTTACCGGACCCGTTTTGGCCAAAAATACTAAAGTTTGTAATCTTACAATTTATAATACTGTCCAGATAAATTCCATATTGATTAGCTAATTCTCGACCGTAACAAAGAACAATTATCCCGTTAACCGTACAGTGAGACCCGTTCAGTTTAAGACCAAACAATCCATTATCATAAACATATGACTGCATCAATTGTAAGCCGTCGCAACTAACCATATCAATCCCTATCCCATCATTATATGCTGAAAAATGATTGCTTACATAACATTGTGCGCCATGATTTATATATAATCCTGTGCCGTAGCAGACTTCTGTTATCGAATTATTAAGCTTCAATCCCCAAGGATAGCTAAAATACATACCATATTCTTTACAATGTATGCACATTACATGGTCTATGTGAATGTCATAAATGCTGCCACCACCAGTTGACTTGTCGATATAGATACCGCTTCCAGAAGCCATATTATTAAAGTTACCGTCAATGGTAAACTCAGCTAAAGTTATCCAGCCGATAGATTGTGCACCAGATATGATACATTGCATTACATTACAATCAGCCCCAGCCGTAGGCCGAATCGACGTGCTACTTGTACCAGCCCCGACTAGTGCAACATTATTACCACTTGTTGCATCCGCCCGGTAAAAGTCTATCGGTGCTGCCACATTAAAATAACCACTCGAAAGCTGAACCTTACCACCTGGAGTAGTGGCCGCAGCCGCTATGATTGCAGCATTTATCTGAACCTCATCAGCCGTGCCGTCACAGACATAATCAGCGTTTGATTTAAGATATAAGGGGGCATCAGAAGCTGCAACTTCGACACACAAATTACCGGAATAATATCGCCCAGTATCTGTGCAGGTTATTCCTAGCAAAGAATAAGTAGTTGCTGTAATTGTTGGTGTAGTAGATAAAACAGCCGAATCGCGATGTTTATGTAAAGCAACCACACCCACATAATCCGTATCCATTGTTAAAGCATCGGTATATGTTCCTGGAGTCAATATCAACCATCGCCAATTTGTAGCCGACAATGCACCCATATTGCCATCACGACCGGACGACTTGAGCCAATCATACTTCGTCTGTAAATCGTCATCTGATGTGATTGTAAGGGAATTTTCACCCTCAATAAACGGTTTACCTTTTCTATACCTGCCTCTAGTACTCATATCTAATTATCCTTCATATTCATGTAGTCCAATAAAAAAACTGGCGGTCGCGTTATCTGTTGCACATTTGATCATTGCAGATACAGCATGTACTCCCCATTGGAGTCTTGGCATCTGTATAGGTATTGGAACTCCACCGGCCTTAGAGCCAGCTGGATTATTATTTACCATTATAGTTGTATATTGTTCTGCCGTTAAAGCATTTGCTATAGTTTGAGCACCTGATAACCAAACCACTCTAATTAAATATGGCGTATCAACACTCAAGTTAGTGATAAATATTCTGTGTAAATCATAATAAACTCCATCACCAATAGCAGAAGCGTCACCAAGTCCGATTAACTTAGCATAATCACTGGCCACAGCACTAAAAATCCCGTCACCAGATATAGCTACGTATGGATTTAAGGTATCTTCTAATGCCCAGTCTGTACCAGATTGATCAGCAGATATTCCGAACCACCGTTCGACAGAATGAAAATGAGTTTCAATTTCATGGACTCGATAAGCCAAAGAATTATGTGTACCCAGCAAACCTTTGGTTGCCTGGTTATCTATCTTGGGATTGTTACGCGGATATCGACTCACTTAACTCTCTCCAGTAGCCGGTCAACCTTCTCATCCATTCTGCAAATCTGAGCCCGAACCAGTTTCATATCCCTTTCCATCGCCTTCATACACTCATGGTATTGCTTCTCGTCCACCTTCTTAGCCAACTCGCACTGAACATAATCCTTGTTCTCAGAAAAAGTCTTATTAGCGTATGTGATGTGTTTAGTTACAGTTGTACTTAAACTACCCCACGCCACGGCCATACCGACAACTGATATCAAAACTAGGATAGTCAACGCTGTAATCTTGAAACTTCCGTTTGTTGGCTGTGCCATGTGTGGTCATGCCTCATCCTTTGAAGTTGTGTATATTCTCTAAATTAACATATTAGCTATATTAACATTGACTATTTTTCCTATCTTGTCAAATTAACCAAATAATTATTTTACCCGACAAAACAAACAGATATGTATAAACGTCTTACAGATATGAACTTACAGAAATGACCGACCGTAAATAAAAAAATGGCAAGACCGAAGCCCTGCCATAATCTTCTCTAAATTGTTGTGAATAAAAAAATTAGCTCATGTTAGCGTATCACAATGTCAAAGTTCGTTTCCCTTGTCCCATTCCCCATAAAGAGTTTGAAATGGCCCATACGCACGAATCTCACAATACGCTTCAGTTTGGCATCCGGCGACAAAGCTCTTATGTTTTCAGTAGCCTTATATATCTTATCCATCTCTTCAAGGGTCAACTGAGGACCCATCGGAAGACCATTCTCTTCGTAGCCCTCCCTCATACAGGCTGGAAAGAAATTCGACACCTCTTCAGAGATGCCAAAAGGCTTATTATCCGAGCCCAGAACCTCACCAGAGCCAATACCACCCTCCCCACACTTCACGTACCGATAAGTGCCAAAGGCAGTCTCAGTCTTATCGCCCAGAGTAGGCTTGATAGTGATCTTAGCGTGATTCTTCTGCCAGGCCAACGCCTTCTCCACCTCTTCCGGGGTGATATCAGTGGTAGGTCCCCGTTCAACCTCCGCAGTATCGTCTTCAAAGATTGCTGCGTAATGAGGATTCCACATATCCTTCGGAACTGAAATGTCAAGACCTTTGGCCGGACCAAAATCATATTTCAGAAAAGGGTTTACAGATGCCAATTTCCCAAATACCGCATCGTGAATAGCCTTCTGATTATCCGGAAGGTCCATAATGCCGTTCAGAACACGATTCAAAGCCGCTGCCGAATGCTTAATACTCTCAACAAAAGGGACGCAGCAGTACCTCAACACCAGCCGCGTCTAAGTCAATGCTAGTGCGAGAACCAAGAAGCACCAACCCACTCTCGCGGTCAGTAGCCAATAATAGCCCCTCATCCAATATCTTCTCACCGTCATGTATCACATACTCAAATACAATCTTCTTGACTTCTTCCATGATAATACCTAATTCCTTTCTAAAAGTAAATTCCAATAAACATATCTAAACCGAGTTCTTATCTCATATTATACTAATGAGAGTATTTAAGATACTGGCTTAATTGTAATTCAAAGATCAGTAAAATGCTTCTGCTCGTATTGCCCCAGTATAGCCGTAGTTTAACAATGAGACCGGCCAGCTTCCAGATAAATGGAACTCGTACCGCTGGTTTCTTCCGAGGGGTTGAACATAGAATTTTTAGAGAATCCGCCCAGTATGTAACAATTCTCTTGGATTAACTCTTCTTTAATTGTAACCGTCATTTTAACTATCCTAAAAAAACGTGAACCAATGTAAAATTTGGTTACAATCTCACACCAGCTCACGTCACTAATTAAATAT